ACAAGATGAAGTTATCTTTACTGAAGAGGTGCAAAACATCTTTCCAAACACAAGATATGTGCGGGTAAAGAGTGGAAAGACGATTTATGTTGGTGGTAAAGGGACAAGTTTGCGACTTGGCCAGAAGATAAACTACAAAGGAACCACTATGTTTCTAGGTAAAGCGCAAAGCTAGGCCCTAGCTTTCCTTTTATCTTCTTCTTATCTTCTTCTTCTTTCTGTCGCTCCCTTTGGTCGCTCTCGCTTCGCTCGTTAGTTAACCTACTAAAGAAGAAAACCTCACCAGAACCAGAGACCTGAGTGAGCATAAGTAACCCTGTCAAAAGTGACATAAAAAAAGAAAAGAAAATCTTTTTATGAAGTTACTTAAGCTCACCGCAAGAAGAAGTGACACTCACCGTCACCGTCGCCTTTCGTTTCGCTTTTACCAAGTCACGCGCAGAGGGTACCCGAGTCAACCTACGCTAGTCTTCTTTCGTGGACTACTTGGAAGTATCAGGTTCCCAGCCCCTGAGTTTTTAATCCCCCCCGGTTTTCATGCAAGGGGAACCTCTCCTTCACCTGTGGCTCGCCTTACGCGACTATCCAGAGGCTACACGGCAGATCTATTTTGACCTGCGAGGTAAACATAGCTACATAGGAGCCTATGTCAATGACAGAAGAACAAAAAAATAAGCTGATAGAGAAAATTTTAAGGTTCAAGCTGACGGATCACCCTACCTTGCCGAGTCCAGACAGGGAACAGAGGTTGACGATGATCGAGAATGTTGGCCCTGAGAAGGTGATGGAGCTTTTCATCATTAGAGAGAACAGGGCCAAGGCAGAGGCGGAAGATCCGCACAGGTATGGGGCAGACTTGGAACCTTGGAAAGATGCTGATGATCTATTGACTAGGTTTAACGAGGTGGTGGCACTTGGGGGTAACCGGGCAGGCAAGACTGAGTGGGCGGCTAAACGGATGGCACAGGCGTTTGTGGGTGCGGACTTGTCTGGAACTGTGCCGCATTGGATTAGTGAACGGATACAGCAGAGAGGTTTGCGTATTTGGTGCCTGCATACATCTAACCAGACTAGCATTTCGATGCAGCAGATGGTCTTTTACAAGTACCTGCCGAAGGAACTTAAGAGTGCAAAGCGCAATAACAACATCCATGTCAGCTTTACGCAGAAGAACGGCTTTAGCGATAATACAGCTGTTTACATGCAGAACCAGATTTGGTTCTTAAACTACTCTCAGGACATCAAGGTGGTTGAAGGTGGCGAAGTTGACTTTATTTGGTGTGATGAAATGGTGCCAAAAGACTGGCTGGATACGCTTCGGTACCGTCTAGTGACCCGGAACGGCAAGTTGATCGTCACCTTTACCCCGGTACAAGGCTATACCCAGACCGTTAAAGACTACATTAACTCAGCTAAAATTACACATTGGAAAGAGAGTGAACTACTTCCAAATAATAACGTACTGAGTGTGCCTGCTGGCAACATGCCATACAAGGCTGAGAACATATATGGAAGACACGCCTGTATCTGGTTTCATTCCAAGTTAAATCCGTACAACAACTGGGAGCGCATGAAACAGGAGCTTAAGGGGCGCAGTACCAATGAGCTTAAGATTCGGGCTTATGGTTGGGCAGATCAGACTGCGGGTACGGAGTTTCCGTACTTTGGCGAGGTAAACATCTTTAAACAAGATGTTATGGAACTTGCCCCTGAAGGAACAAATTACATGGCAATTGACCCTGCCGGAGCGCGGAATTGGTTCATGCTGTGGGGCAGGGTAGATGAAAATGACATCTTATGGATCTACAGGGAGTGGCCTGACCAAAGTTATGGAGAATGGGCGTTGCCAAGCGATAAGCCTGACGGTAGACCCGGCCCTGCACAGAGAGGTGGAGCAGGAAGAGGGGTAAACGAGTATAGTGAACTTATCTGGGGGCTAGAAACCTCTGGAGACGTTCGCGAAGAGATAGCCGAGAGATATATGGATCCTCGAACTGCTGGAACGGAAACTATTACAAAAGAAGGTGGTACTACAATTATAGATCTTTTTGCCGATGCTACGGTTCCTCTATATGTACAGCCTTCTGTAGCGGTTCCAGTGGAGGAACGGGTCATTTTGATTAATGACATGTTGTGTTACGACAGAGAACAACCGTTGGTTAAAGGACGTAATCATCCCAAAATAATGGTACATGAATCTTGTCAAAACTTGATTTATAGTTTAAGGGAATGGACTGGGGCTGATGGACAGAAGGGTGCTAGTAAAGATCCTATTGATGCTTTAGGCTACCTTGTGGTCATGCAACCCAAGCACTACGGCGGCGAACAATGGGAAAAGCAGATGAGACAAATGTCGAAATGCGGTTCCTATTGAACTTCTTTTATCTATGTATTCAGCTTCTTCTGATCCTCTGGCTATTGCGACAAATGTCCCTGATGTGGGAGATTTGCTAAGTGAATATGGGCGGGCAATGGTCAACTCCACTCAGGGGAACCTGACTACCAAGTTTGACGATATCCGCTTTGCGCGTTGGGCTGGACAGAGTGATGACGGGAAAAAGCATAGTAATCTCCGTAACGAAGGTGATCCAGCTTGGCCGTTTGAAGGTGCTAGTGACGTCCGTAATCGTTTGATCGACTCAACTTGCAACGAGTTGTCTTCGCTTCTGGTTACAGCCTTTGAACGCTCGAACATCCGGGCTGATGGGGTGGAGTTAAACGACACTTCTATAAGTGGAATTGCAACTACGCTACTTCGCTGGATTCGCGACAATAAGATGCCACTTGAGCTTCGCAGGGAGGCCGAACTTGGCGCACAGTACGCCTTTCAGTACGGTTGGACGGCTTTCTTTATTGGCTGGCGACAGAACATCAGCAAGCGTGAGCAGCAAGTGACCATGCAGGAGGTGATCGCTATCGCTCAACAGAGTGGCAGTCCTACACTCATGCAGTTGCCTGACCTTATCATGCAACAGTCCGAAGAGGCTGCTGCTATCATTCAGGCTGCTGTGCCCGGCACTACGGAGTCCGAGGCAAAACGGATGGTTAGAGAGTTGGCCGAAACTGGCGTAACAACCCGAGACGAAGAGTATGTCAGCAAAAATTTGCCTGAGATATTGGCTCTTAAGCCTTGGGATGAGATCCTTTTCCCGCCTGAAGCAGCGGATTTACAGCGTTCTCGCGTGATTTTCCGCCGGACTTGGATGTCCGAGGTTGAGATCCGTGAAAAGATCACTACCGAAGGCTGGAACAAGGATTGGGTGGAACTTGCAGTCCAGATGGCAGGCAAAAGCAGCACTGTGTACAACACGAACATCCTGCCAAGTACAGAGATGTTGGTCTATAACGGCCTGAACTACCAGAACATGATCGAGGTGGTTTACTGCTACACCAAGAGTTTGGATGGCAAGGCTCCGTGCATCTATTACACCGTCATCTGCCCTCAAGCGGCAGTTGATCATCGTAAGGAAAGGATCTCATATGCGATTCATGAGAGGTTGGATTACGCTCACGGAGAGTATCCGTTTGTGGAGTTTCGTCGCGAGTGCATTCGTCGTGCCATTACTGATACTCGTGGTGTCCCTGAACTTGCTCACACGGATCAGGATGAGATTAAGGCACAGCACGATTCCATCCGAGATCATACTGCCTTCTCAACCCTTCCCCCCATCAAAGTTGTTAAGAGAATTGGAGCAATCAACAAGGTTGGGCCGGGCGTATCTTTGCCAGTTGTAAATCCAACGGACTACACGTTCATGGATCCGCCTGCTCGCGAGCCAAATGTGGCTTTTGAGCTAATTAAACGGGTTGAATCCAGTCACGCTGCTTACTTTGGTACGGTTAACCCGTTTGTTGTTCCTCAAAAGACTCAACTTACTCAACAGGCTCTTGTAAACTCTTGGCTTTTGACTTGGCGCAGTATCTATCGACAGATGTTTGCGCTTTGTTGCCAGTACATGAGTCCTGAAGAGATTCAGCGCATCACAGGTGGACAGTTGCCTCAGAGCTTGTCTGAAATCCACAACGAGTTTGATTTGAGCGTCAAGTTCGATGTCATGGATCTTGATAAGGAGTACATTGCCCAGAAGATCGATTTCCTTACTAAAGTTGCCCAACTTGATACAGGTGGCGTGCTAAACCGCAACAAACTCACGGCGATGATGATTCAAGCTGTGGCACCTGAGATGGCACAGGAACTTATCCTCAACCCTCAAGACGCAAGTCGTCAGATGTTTAAAGATGTGCAGAGTGATATTGGCAACATGTTGCTTGGCAACGAGGCGCTGTATCAGGAGAACGATCCTACTGCACAGACCAAGTTGCAGTACGCACAGCAGATCTTGCAGGCCAACCCAAAAGCACAGGCGGCACTCCAGCAGGATGAGAACTTTAAGGCACTCTTTGAGAACTACGTTAAGAGCCTTGAGATGTCGGTTATGCAACAGCAAAACGCGCAGATTGGCCGAATCGGTGTAACTCCTGTATCACAACAATGACGGAAAATCAAAAGACAGCCTTTGGATTTGCAGGTAAAAACCTGCTTTGGAGCGAGATTGTTAAGCACTTAAATGAGGTGCAAACAGCTTTAACGCTTCAAGCAATTTCACAATCCGTCAAGGGAGAAGATAGAATACATCTTTGTGGGCAAGCCGATGCGGTTAATTATGTTATATCGTCTTTTATAAACATGAGACAAGAGGCTAGAAAATTAAACGGCTTGACTCCTGAAGAAGATTTGGCATAACGCCACTAGCGGGCTAACCAGCGCAACTGGTTTGATTAAATAAGGACTTGCTACCTTTTAGCATGATAAAGACTAACTCACAGCCTGATTCCGGGAGTCAGGAGGCAGTAAATGTACCCGTTGCAAATAACCTCGGAACGATTGATGAAGGCAGTTTGACTGATTTCATTAAATCAAATTTCCTTAACGAGGAAGGGGCGGCTCCAGCCAAAGAGGAGCAGCAGGCTGAACCTGAAGCAGAGACTGAAGAGCCAATCGTGGACTCGGAAGTGGAAGCTCAAGAAGAAGCCGATCAACCCGCTGAAGAAGAAAGCGAAGTTGAAGAAAGTCCGTTGAGCAAGGGTGTCCAGAAGCGCATCAACAAGTTAGTTGCCGCGAAGAAGGCTGCTCAAGCTGAACTGGAAGCGCAGAAGGCTGAGTTGTCTAAACTACAACAAGAGCTTGAGGCTGCAAAGTCTTATGTTTCTGAACCTAGAGTAGACATTTCCGATGCAGTCCAACGCTTGACCTCGATTGAACAAATCAGGAAAGAGCACAAGAATGCAGTGGATATGATATTGTGGTGCGAAAACAACCCAAATGGTGGCACTTTAAAGACCTCAGATGGCGTTGAGCATGAGCTTAGCGATGTTGAAGTTCGCAACATAAAGCACTTAGCAATCACGCGAAAGGAAGTCGAATTGCCTGCCCGTGCTGAATATATTCAGCATTACGCACAAGCGAAGGCTAACGCAATTAAGGAAATGCCATTTTTGACAGATCCTAAAAGCGAAAAGTATCAGGTTGTGCAGCAGGTATTGAAAGATTTTCCAGAGCTGAAACGTAGGCCAGATTTTGAGTGGCTTGCTGGAATATTTGCACTTGGGGCTGAAGTAATGGCATCCAAGCAATCGGCAAAAAAGACAGCAGCGCCAATCAAACGCGCCCCAGCGCAACCTACAGTTAAAGCTGCCCCAGCTACAGTATCTCAATCGGATCTTCAGAAAGCCAAGCAATCCTTTGCGAAGGATTCTTCGATGCGTGGAGTTGAAGACCTCATTAAAGCAATGGACTTAGTTTAGTCCTTAACAACTCAAACCTTATTTAGTTTTATGGCAATTCTTACTGAACCGAATCTTAGTGGCCGTGGTAAACGCGAAGATCTTGCTGACATGATCAGCATGGTTGACGCAAAAGACACGCCTTTTACATCTATGGCCCGCAAGGGCAGCAAGCCCGGAAACATGTATTTCCGCTGGCAGGCAGACAGCAATCCTGCTCCCAAAATCGGGGGTACGGTTGACGGCACGGACGTTTCGTCCAGCGATTACACCAACTTCGACGTTGGTTATCGTGCGGAACTTGCGAACTACGCGCAGGTCTTCCGTATGGATCCTGTCCGTGTGTCCAAGCTCTCCACCGACATTGCCCAAGTGGCAGGTGTCCGTGATGAGTTGGCATACAACGTCAGCAAGTCCATCCTGCAATGCAAGCGTTCGATTGAGACGACTCTCTGCTCGAACCAAACTGCACAGCAGGACAACGGATCTGTTCCTTACCTCACGGCAGGGATTCAGACTTGGATCAGCACCGCTGGAACTGGAACGCCAACCCCCGGCGACATTCCTTCCATCTTCCGCACTCCTACGGATTCGATTCTGACTGGCGCGTCCAGCGGGTTGACCGATACGGCTGTGCAGGGTCTGCTCAAGAGCATCTACAACCAGACTGGCCAGTATCGCTCCTATGACGCAATTGTTGGCACGGATCTGAAGCGTGCGTTCACGAGCCTCCTCGGGACGACTGCTCTTACCACGACGTCCACCAGCGGCGTTTTGGCAGCAGGCGCAACCAAGGTGCAAACCTTTCAGCGTGATGCTTCTGCCGAGGCTTACATCCAGTCGGTCGATGTGTTTCAAGGTGACTTTGGCACCGTAAAATTGCATCCCACGGTGTTTCTCGGGACGATCTCTGGTGGCGCATGGACGGTTACCCCGTACAAAGGTCTTGTCCTTAACATGGACTTGATCGAAGTGCGTTACGGTGGGAACGTCGCTGCTGTTGAAGCTCTGCCGAGTTTCGGTGGTGGCCCTGCTCGCCTCGTTGAAGCGGTTTGCGGTCTGGTTGTCGGGAACCCGTTGGGTCTTGGCAAGTTTGACTTCACCTCGTAGGCTTACCTCTGAGCGACACCTGCCAGTACGCGATCAAGGTTGCGTTTCTAGAAGTGGTGTGACTAACGGAGAGACGTCTATAGAATGCGACACCTGCGGGCGATGCGAAGTGGTGT